GCTGGTTTAGAAGACCTGCTCCCGAATCCGTCGGCGAGGGCTTAAGATATTATCTATCGTTTATATGATCAGTATTTATACTGTCGATTTCAACAGTCTCTAGCATGTCGCCAAAGTATGACAGTGAGTCGATCTTGTCTTGGGCGTCTTCTTCAGAAGCAAATGTTCCAAAGTCCCAGAGAACCCGACCACAATCAACGATGACCCACATTTTTCTTCCCGTTGAAGATATAGTTAAGATAATCGTCAGCGACCTCAATCACTTTCTCGTGTCCTCTCCATCCGTCAGAGCTGACGGCCTTATGAGCGAGAGTCAGAGCCTCTAGACGAAGGCTATACATTTCATTATCAGTCATTAGTTAGTACTCGACGCTTATGGTTGATTGGCCTGTTTCTCATTCATCTGCTGACCAGCCTGAATTCCATCGAGATACATTATACACTCGACACCAAATTCTTTTCTCTTTTCAGGAGAGTCTAGTTCTAAATCTTTAACGACTTCTTCTGGTTTAATTTTATCAGTAACGACTCCAACACAGAAGTTCTCTCTGTCCTGAGCGACGTCACCAATGTTCTTTTCAGACTGGATCACTGGAGTGTGTGTAGATGGAGATGCTGGTGCCGGATGAGCGGCGAGGAGCGCCGCGAGAATCAATGATAGCATGAAGTAACCTTTGTTTGAATGTAATTACTGTAGAAGAAATTTAAGAAGGCGAGTCATCTTCTCATCATCGCCTTCTAGTTCTGCATAGGGAAATTGTTCGAAAAAACATGTCGTCATGTTAAATAAACGAAAAGCTATCGACTTATCATTAGGATCGTTCTTAGCTGCTGAAATGACTTCCCTACGAACTGGGTTATCTCGTTCTGGGAGGTTCTTAAGAAAGTCTTCGGCAATCAGTGCCACATCGAGAGTAGCTTCACTAAGCATAACATCATCCTAAAAAGAAAGTGGGAGATTCTGTTGCGAGGTTCTCCCGGACCCCAGACCAACTGCCGTTAGGCAGCTAGAGCAAGGACGTTGTTGTCGTTTGCGTTTAAATTTTCGGTACTTACATGTACCAAGCGACCCTCTAAGCTTCGCCTTTAACCGTCGTCGATCCTATTTCGCCCCCATCAAAAACAGTGACTATATAAACTTGCGGTTCATACCATGCCGTATATCGAATCTCTGTACACCGGCGCTGTCCGCTTACCCAATTGGTACCAGACACCATATCTGGTGGGCGAGGTGATCTGTTCAATTCGACACGAAATCGGGTGGTTAGCCTCGATCTCACTGTTTATGGTGGAGGCGCCGGAGTACTGCCCTCCGGGTCCGCCGATCTATCTTTCTGCCTCAAGCGAGGATATTCTACTTATACTATAGTTTCTTTAAAATGTCAACCACTTTAGTTAGGAATTTTCATTTTGATGCCTGTATGCTAGTGGTTGGAGTTCCACACGACTCTCCTGGAAACGGAACAACAAAAGTAGCATTAGGATCCCTTGAGTCATGGATAGTGTTTCCGACAAGATAAGCGTTGCCTCCTCGGCATACGATCGATGCCTTATCAATTACTTCCTGACGCTGGGTTTGTCTTTCTTGAGCGCTGGACTGTTCCTGTTGTTTTTCGTACTGAGGGTTCTGATTGCACGCTCCCAGCAGTAGAAGAGCCAGGAACGATGTAATAAACCGTGTTATCAACTTTCTTCTCCTTTGGAGGTTCAAGAGGCTTGATTAGAGCCTCGAGTTCATTAGCGGTCTCTGATTCTGCATTGCCAAGAATCTTCTTCTCGATCATCTCGACAGTCTTGATGTAACCCTGCGTGATTCGCTCATCGATGAGCCTCTGAGACTCACTATTCTTCTTCTCGATCTCCAGACGCTTCTGTCTCTTCTTCCATCTAACAAAGGCATTAGATAATAGATAGTCATCATAGTCCGAGACGTCTACTCTCATTGTACGACCATCTTTTTTCTTAATCCAGAGTGAGCACTTCTCTCCATAGCCATAATAGTTGACCTCGGTACCCAGCGACTCTGACTTTAACGACGTCGAGTTCTGCTTATACCATATCTCGCACGAGTAGTCGGAATCGAGCATTGTGGCGATTGAGGAGGCTGGAGTCTCTGGAGAGAACGCACCCTTCCACCACGCCGTAGTAAGAGCATAAATTGGTCTTGGCATTCTTCCACTCTCAATAGATTCGACGAGCTCGCCCAGTACGGCTGGTGCTAAACCAGCGGTGGCGGCAATGATTAAGAACTCGACCATCACAAAGACACTTCTTTAGCCGGGTCTTTGCTCTCATTGCATGAATACGGTTTTCCATCCTGATGAAGTCTCACGAATGCAGAAACACGATTAGTGTGCCCACTGGCGTCGACTTCTCCTAGTAGAACGATTTGAACACCATCCTTACAGGAAATGGTTGCTTCATTAGTCAGCTGATCATCGGCCCAGTCCTGCCACCACTTATTCTTAACATCATATTTTGCGTTGTCTCCAGGCCAGTCTCTCGGCCATTGAGAAGTTTGAACACTGGAACTAGACGCATTATTTGAACTACTATCGTTTGTGGTGGACTGCGACTCGGTGGAATTATTCTGCACCGAATCTTGATTATCGAACGATGAGTTATGCAACGCCCCATACAAACACGTGGCAGAGAAAATCAAGAAGAATATAGAGACGATAAACATACCTGGACCGTCTTCTGTCAATCCAAGAATGAATCCACTGACTCCTAAAATTCCAAGTATCACTCCAATGATAATGAGGAAAATTTCCATTTATAGAGACACCTCTTTCGATGGATCTTGACTCTCGGAACAAGAGAACGGTCTTCCATCTGGATGTATCCTTGGCCAAATAGTCATAGAATCGGTGTCTCCGTTACCATCGACGACTCCATTGACATGATACTGAATACCCTCTCGACAGATTATCATCGAGTCATCAAATTGTTCTTCGGCCCAGTGTTGCCACCATTTATGTTTTTCGACCTTTGTGGCCTTGTCTCCTGGCCACTTGTCTGGATTCTTTGGATCAAAGGCGCCGGATGAGTTGCTATCATCGTCTGAACTGGAAGAATTATCATCCGTAGCATTTACTTCGGAACTGTTATCATCAGGAATATCTACTGCCGCTAAATTCTCATCCACATTCATCGGGTCGCTCTGACTCTCATGAGATGATATATTATTAGCTCCGACGAAACATAATACTGCCAACGCTCCCATGAATAGGGAGAGACAGAACACTCCGAGTCCTAGATCAAATGAGGAAAAAAACGTAAACAGAGCTAGGAGCGCTAATATTATCCCAACAAAAACCAGAAAGATTTCCATTAACCAGTCCTCTATTCAGATTCCACCTTTGAAACCCCATCAGGATTATAACCTGAAGTTCCAGAATTGTCAATGGACTTTTTAAGTCGTAATTGAGCGGCTTCCCAGATTGGTAGCTTCTTAATTCCCTCTTTTCTGAGTGCGTCTAGAAGAGCAGACTTCTTCCTCAGAGCTTCGAGCTGTTTCTCATCGATGCGAACCATCCTTATCGGGTTCTCATCCTTTGACTTCTTATTGTTACACTTTCCACAAAGAAGCTGGAAGTTTTCCGGTTCATCAGAACCACCCTGACCTCGTGCAACAATATGATCCACCGTCGCCTGGTCTTTCCAGGAGCCCTCGGCTGGAGTAATATGCGTGAGCTTCTTACACAGACGACAATAAGGGTTCTTTCGCCACTCTACCATCTTCCAGGCAAAGTGGTGATAGGTCTTCATCATTCGTCGACGGTGACCCTCATTCTCATACACGATCATTTATTTTTCCTGCGTAGAAATCGTAATCGCGGCCCAGAAGCATTTGAACTCCGATCATCGCTAGAGGACTCGGCTTCTCTCCGAAGGCTTCCCATGCTTTGATGAGATTCTCTAAATCATCAACAGCCCTAAGAGCTTGTTCTGGCGTAAGCTCAATAAAGTTCACCGCGCCTGGACACCGTAGGAGCACGACGCGTTTATCAGTCGTATATTTTGTACGAAGGTTATCTAACATCTCTCCAACAGTTATCGTCATTTCGAAACAACCCTTACTAGGACAGTATTCTCATTCATTCGTTCTTGGAGCTTCTGGTCACTTCCTCGAGCATTTTTCAGAAGTGTTCGTAGAGTGACCTTACCAGCGCTCTGAAGTTCTTTAAGAACACTCTCTACATCTTTGGCACGAAGCTTTTTAGTATGTGAGGACGATGGATCGAAATTAGTAATCGCGGTCCTATGAACATCGAGTCCGGCTGGATCGGTACTTCTGAATACCGTGAGCTGATTATACTTCGTATTAAAGGTCCATAGCTCCGACGCTCCAAGAATTCGTATCGGTTGGACCGACTGAATCTTGTTAACATTATCGAACTGTTGATACTTGAAGTCCTTAAGCTTCTTCTCGGCGGTAATTGGCTTCTTTGCCCGAGGCTTACGCTCCTTCTTGGAATTATTCATATACTGATCGAGGTCTTCTACGATCATTACATAGAAACCATAAAGTTTCTTTAGCTCGGCCTTTGTATATCCATCGTAACCCTCTTTGTCTCCATTGAAGGCATTCTCGATTTCGAGGAGCTCTGGGTTATACTTATCGTGCATCCTCTTTGCCTGGACCGATGGAAGTTGCTTCCCTTGTAGCCAAGGATACATCTCGAAACCCGTCTTCCACGACGTGATGAACTCGTCTATCTTCTCTTCGATCTCACAAATGTGCGAGTCGAGAATCGTAGCCATTCTATCCTGAACGGACTTCTCTACCTTTGGTCTTGGAGCCTCTCCCTCAACGCTCTCGGCCTCCATCTTGTCGGATTTCGAGTAGTCTCTAGCGAAAGTTTCTTTAAGTTTATTCTCAAAGTAATCGGAGCTCGAGTCAGGAAGCTTCGCGCCTCTTGACCACATACGAGCGATCCAACAAACTGTGGTTGGAAGCCACCTGTCTGGGACGTCCTTGAGTCTAGCCGCTTCTTTAAACCTAGCCGAATTCTTAAGGAACTCTGTAAGATATTCCCTTGCCTCTTTAACGTCGCACATGTAATTGTACCACGAGAGGTTCTTATGATGTTGTGTTGGGGTTAGTGGTTTAGAAGTAAAGGTTGGTTCCTCACCACAGTACTTGCGATTAATGAGGTATTGTTCCGTCTTCGACTTCTTTTGTGACTTCTGTTTAATTCTGATTAGCGCAGGTCTGCGTGCCACGGAGTTCTTTCTAACAAAACTTGAGAATAGCTGGCAACTTAATCCAGTCTAGTCCATTTATACCTTAGTTTGGAAAGAAAGTAAACTATTTTATTTCTACGCAAAAATAAGCCCCTGCTCTCACAAGGGCTTATTCAATTGCAAAAGTTGAATTTTAGAGCGCTGCTAGGTCAGCCTTAAGCTTATCCCAGTCGAGATGGTTTGGAGCCATCTGAGAAGCCTGATCGATCCAGTCCATAGATAGAACCGCATAAGCTTCGTCCATGTACTTCTTCTGCCAAGACCACGTCATCTTTAATGGAGCACCCCAAGTAATGCAGGTCGCAGTATGAGCGTCATAACCCATGAGTGGAACAGCGTGACCACCCCATGAGCCAGCCTCAGAGGTTGGGCCATGAACCACTGACCAGATTTCTTGACCTTGCGCAGATAGTGGAAGCGCTACACCAGTATAAACCGATCCGAATAGATACATCGCAAGCTTCATTTGATACTTGCTACGAACTTCGATAGTGGCAAATGAGTCGATTTTATGACCACCAAAGCCAGTCTTCTTCCAGAAGTCAAGGACATCAGCCTCAACGGCTCCCTGATCGGTATTTGGATCTGCTGGATTGTAACCAGTGATTGCTGAATATGCCTCAACAATCGTTTCATCTGACAAAACTACTTCTTTGTCTCCAGCAAGCTTTGTCCATGCTTGGACCATGTGACCAGCGGCGGCGCATGTGCAATCGCCGAGCTCGTCATTCTTCATCATTCCCCAGTCAGCGACTGCCGAGAAGTTGTCTAGTTCATCTGGAACAGTAATCTTCTTCTTTGGAAGATATGATGCGAGAGCGAGCGTTCCTGGACGATGTACAGGTGCGAGCTTACCGAGTTTGAATTGTGCCATTAATACCTCCGTTTGTTTAGAGATATTTATGGCGTAGGGACCCTCACGAAAAGGTTAAATTTGAAGGTGTTACTTTGTAAAATACTCGAGGTAGAGGCTTGCCATTATAGCGGCGACTTTGCGAGCCTGGTTATACGACTTCATTGGATGCCAGAGACCGGTCTGCGGTGACCATATTCCCGCTCCATTGTCCCTTGTTAGACAGGCATCAAACCGAGGTCCATTTCCATCATCGTCCTCATTGATAAAGAAGTGCTCATGGTCGATTACGTTTTGAGGCTTCATCTCTTAGAACCTTTCGTTTAGACGCTACAATTCTAGATTCGACGAGTTGAGCTCCATTTGCTAGTGCGAATTCATAATTCTTAGGGTTGAGGTCATAGTGATTCTTATCAAACCAACACCTCTTAATTCCAGCCCTCTCGGCGAATTCATGGAGCTCTTGCAACGAGTCTGCCACCATATGAGCATACCGTTTTCGTTTGTGCGCATGGAAACGGAGATGGTCGATATAGACACTCATCCGAATGCTTGCTCGGCCATATTGCAGAGTTCCGAAAATGGATGAACTCGAATACTCGGATTGTCAGGAAGTTCGACCCAAGCATAATGCGCGGCCCATGCTATGGCCCTTTCGTCAAGAGACGCACGAGCCTCTATGAGATTATTCCACTCCTTAACGAGGCCGAATTTCTCTACGAGATACCATTGGAGTTCATCTTTACATCTATCAAAGATTACGATCGTGCTTTCGTATGCCATGTTCCCTCCTATTAATCGCAATCTTTGTAAAGCGAGCACACCAATAGAGGTGAGCCTCTCTTAATTCTCCTAATGATGCCTTTGCACCACACCACTCCTCTCGAGCGGCTCGGACAAGTGATCTTTCCTCAGCATCCGAAGACACACTCGACAAGTCACCAAATACACTTGGTGAGAAGCTCTCATCTGACATGTTGTCTCATCCCTAGCACATTCCCACACATGAATTAATTTGTTATCTTCGTCGAAGCGCCCTACCCTTCCACAGGACGTTAGAACATCATCGCCCAACCACGCCGATATGTGGTGAATTTTCCCCGCTGTCATGTTGCCAGGCCTTCCATGGACACTTATCGCATTGCCTATCAAACCATTCGATAGCTACTTTGCGATTATCGACCACCTCAGCGTCCAGCATCTGATGATGGTCCCCCCTCGAGGAATGGTTTGTCACAAATTAATGCGAGAAACGCACCATCCCATTCACTAACATAAAGAAAGAGCTTTCCCGAACTCATCGAAATCGGGAATATCGTGCATCTCATCCCATCCATGTTTCTCGTCCCACCTCCAGTGACACATAACATCAATCAGCTCTGGTGATTTTGTTATCTCTCTTACTCGTAAAACGTGTTTGCACTCTCGCTTCATTGCGACACAAGAGCACGAATCCGTTGACGGATATACGATATATTGATTTGAAGGAACTACCGAATTTTCCTCCCACTTACAACACTCAACTCTTAGAGGGTGTCTATCTAATAAGCGAAAGGTGTAGTAGCTCATTATTCCTAATCTTATAATAAGATAAAGAAATTGTCAACCATGTAATTCATGAAGAACCCGACTTCTTCATCGCTCATAGAATCAACTCTAACTCAGATGGCCAGAGAGGCAAGGGCTAGTTCTGGCAATGAATTTACCCTCTCATTCCATTTTGCCCTTCTCTGGCCATCTGCGGGCCACGTATTATCGGATTATATTGATTTTCTCTTCTTGACCTCTTCTATATGCTCTCCGAAGATCATTTGACAAAATATTGGCTTGTCGTTTATCAAGTCCAAACTCTTTGCCAATAATCTCTCCGTCTTTTCCTATAACCGCGTAATGTCCCCCGAGCATTCCCCCGTTAACCTGAATTACCTCGTACATTTACACTCCTATCGGACCGATATCTCTCTTCATAGGGAAATTCGAAGTGAGCCATTAGGCGAGCGCCGTGGATGTGCCTTCCAGAAGGATTCTCTACACACCACGATCCCTTGGGTGCTCCACAAGATGGGCACTCAATTTCCTCGACGATGCGCCAGTCTGGAGCCGTCGATGGGCTCTTGTTTGTCATGAGACTATGCCACGATGAGGTCTGGAGAATCCTTTGCCAACTCGACGGCCTTGCTCAGTGCTTTGCTCTTGAGAGAGCGATTCGACCCGAACCAAGCCGACTCTAGTCTGGTATCGGTTGACCGACCTAGCAAGTGATCGGTCATGAAAGTGACCACATTGAACGCTTGCCACCATGATCCTTCCTCCATTTCGGCTCCTGGTTGTTGGTTGAGTTGAGCAAGAGCAATTTGATGATTCCGGCTCGGCTCATCCGGGTTCTTAGAAGTCGAACTCTTCGGGAATATCTCCGAAAAGAGCTCGTTCAGCTTCTCGTCAGTGAACCTCTTGGATGCCATGAAGTTTGCCGCATCCTTGTATTGTTCAAGCATCTCATGAGCAATACCAAGTGTTTGCATCACCTTCTCGGTATCGAATGGCTTTCGATGGGATGCTCTTACCATCTGTTGATCTACCGTGAGGCCAGACTTTCCGAGAGCAAGACAAATCGTGTTCCAACAAACTACTCGCACCGGAGTAAATCGAATATCGATCGCTCGTCCATATTGCCACGGATTCGTAAAGAGAAGGTTTGATTGAACTTCGTCTTTCTTTCGTCCAACAAAGAATCCGTCCTTCACGCGCGCGAGTGCCCAGACTATTTGGCCGCCCTTAAGCGACCCAGCCGTGTGCATTTCCATGTCACCCTTAATCACAAAATCCTTGAAGAAGTCGAATGCTTCCTCGTTTTGGAGAGGATTCCAATCCGGAGTCGTGATGTCAAGGATCTTTTGGTCGCTGGAGCGAACCAGAGCGTAGCGAGGAATTGGAACTTTACGAATTTCAACTTGAACATCCGGCCCTTCGATCGGACTCTGCAATTCAATGAATGCCGGAACCTTTTCGACTGTCCAGTCGAGCCCCGCGGCCTTCAGCATCTGTGCTGGTGTTAAGTCATTCGGAACCGATTTACCGAGTCCATGCCATGGAACCTCACCGGCATACGCCATGGAGTAGGAACCATCATCCAATTGTTCGAGTTCATGACTCATTTACTTTGCCTTATTTTATTTCATCCTTATTCTTATATCACGAAAAGAAGGAGATGTAAAGGCTTTTTATTATAAGAAAAAGGGTGGCGCCCGTCGAGACGCCACCCTACCGATGGGGATGTTGAGCCTAGTTGGGGATAGTTACTGGTTCAACGAGCCGCCACCGTCTCCACCGCCGAAATCATCGCCCTGCTTGTTGATCGAACCAGCAGTGCTCTTATCGACGTGTGGAGCTTTCGAGGAGTGTTCAGTGGTGCCCTTCGTACGACCGGCTTCTCTATTTTCAGAGAGCCTGCCATCGTTCTCAGCGTCCTCCACTGCTCCAACGGGACCAGGCTGCCAATTCGGATCGTAATTCGGATTGTCAGGATCCTGCCGAGCGTCCATGTACTTATGGCCCTTGCCATATTGACCTGAACTCTGACTACCTCCACCTTGTTGGCTTCCGGAACCCCCGCCCTGGTTGCTACCTTGGTTGTTGCCGCGTTCACTAATATTCGCAGTCATATTACCTCCTTGGTAGGCAAAGGGAACGTCCCTAGCCAGTAACCAATATAAAGGCATATCCATTCGATGTAAAGGCTTTTTATTATGGGAAAATGGAAGGGGAGGGTCGGCCAGTGTGGTTGCAGCGGGACCGACCCTCCCGGGTGAGGCCAGTCACGGGGCACGTAAGAGGGCCTCATCCGCTGATGGAGAGAAGCGGCGCGTTCCCTACACCGCTGTGTTGTCATCGTCCACCAGACAGGACCCAATATAAAAGGCTAGTTATTTGTTGTAAACAACAAAATAATGGCGAGAGGGGTAAACTCCCGCCATTATCTTTTTCCTAGTCGAGTTTGTTCAGAAGATCATCGAACTCCTGACGTACCGATGGACCCGGAGGTCTCGATCGGTGAGCGTTTCGCTCCTCGGGTGACGATCGATCCGGCCTCAATGGGGTGGAAGCCACGAAGCCCCTTTGGTTAGTCACCCGGACGCTATCGCCCCCCAGCCTCCTCCAGCCGGCGATTCTTTTTCAATCGTCCGTCCAGAGATTGGAAACGAACTCGGCCGGGCCTCCCGGCAATACGCTCAGTTCCTCCGGTGTCATTGTCGTCCTGAGTCCGACGAGGAGTAACCAGCTGTTCCGGTCGATTCTGATTCTCCTTCAGGCGCATGTCCGTATCAGGATTCTTCACTCGACCACGGCCATTGCCACTCATGGCTTCTGGTTCTGGCTTCGGTTGAACGATATGGGCCGTATCATTTTCAGCCCAATTTTGTGAGAGGTCCTCGATGCCGATCTTAAAGCAGAGAGGATTTTCGACGATATCGGAATCCTCGAGGACCGTCGAGTTGTAGGTCTCCATCTCGGGGAAATCTCCGTCAGGAATACCCTCGATCTCGAGGAAGAGATCATATGCCTCGGCATTGTTGTCTGTGAGCCAGCCGTTCGTCACAAAGAATGACTGGAACACTCCATCGCCGAACTTAGGATCATGAACCTCCCTGAGTTGAAGGTCTCCCTCGATCGTGAGGCCGGCCTCGGCGATTGCCCGTCCAACGGCCGGAACGAATTGAGCAATCGGCCTCGATCCCTGGAAAAGGAGAACATCAATCATGCTCTCGCGAGCGGGTACGATAAAGATTCGGCTGTAATTCCGGCGAACTACTTCGTTCTGTTCCGGAGACAGCAACAGGATGCGAGAGTTTGTGAAAACCCTCCCACCCTGCTGTTCTGTTGCGCTTTGCATTTGCAACTCCCATCATCGAAAGAGGAACAATTTCCTCTTTGATGGGAACACTAATAATACCTAGCTAAGCAAAAGTAAACACAAAAGTTATGGATACCGTAAAATTTATTTTAAGCTACCGAGCGTAGCTTAAAAGTCTGGTCGATTGTTTTAGCCGGCTCTAGTCTTACATTTTGTTCGGCCTGAATGAATCGATCATAAAGTCCATACTCACGACCATGAGCCTCGATCTCCCATGGAAGATCATAATAGTGCATGATTGATGGATCGTATGGAACACCAAACCATCGCATGGTGATACCATCCCATGATTCCTGCCTCTCGCCCATGGCCATTTGCTTAATGTGAGTGCTCTCATGGCCAAGAGCAATAAGCGTCCCCTTATGAGAAAGTGAATTATCCATATCGATGAAAAAGTGGTTTGGTCTGAACCTATCGTCCTTCCATCCACAGATCGCGTCGTTCTTCAGATCCTGAGACATATTTGGAATAAGCTTGATATCGACAACCACCGAATCAAGCCGCTTAGGATCCGAATTCATTAGGATGGTAAAATAATAGGCGCAAGCACGACGAAGAAGTACTTGATCGACGCCCCTACCAATAGGACGTCCGGCAATGCTCAACCTCATATTAGGAAAACCCCTGTGCGAGTAACAGGGCGGCGTTACCAAAGTTGTTTTTAAGGCCGCCCCAGCCCCTCACCCAACTCATACCACCCACGTCGTCCCTATCAGGTGGTATATTCGGTTTATATACCAAATTTAAAGTCGTGTAAATAAATTTTTATGGCCGACTGGAACTTTTTTGGTTTTCGGCCTGAGCGACCAGGTCCATTATTTTCTGAACATACGGACCCTTGCGCTTAATGAATACCTGAGGGTCTTCAAAGTCGACGCCAATTATCACTACGAGTTGAGGAACATAGAGTCCAAGAAGTTCTTCTACCATCATGGCATAGAGGGTCGTCTGGAGAAAATATCCCTCGATGTCCTCTATGTTCTTTTTATTTTTAGACGTCTTAAAATCGATGATCGACATGAGAGAATCAAATAGCCCGAGACAGTCCGCTCTTCCGGCTATCTTTAGTTTGTCAGACCAGAGTCCGATCTCTACGCCTTTTATTATACGTACACGCGCGCGTAACACGTTTGCCATCTTATGAGCCATCTCGAGGTTGTTTGGCATATGACCTCGAGCATATAGTGGATTTCCTAGAATGATTTGTTCTAAGATCGCGTGAACGGAGGAACCCCTTCCTTTCGCCTGAGTCGACGTTCTTTGAGCTTGTTCCTCACCCACACGAGATCGCCACTCAGACAGCCACGAATTGTCTGAGAACCTCGAAAGGAAAGTCGTAACAGAAGGATACCTATTGCCAGCTGGAGTAACATACCAACGACCATTAGGAGTAGTATCAGCGTCAATTGGAGGTAGGCTAACAAGATCAGTCGTCCAGGGAGATGATAGTGATTTTGCCAGAGGAGAAGGCATCGCGCTTAATCGCTGCCTCAATTGATTTTTGAATGTCATTCGTTACGTCCATAACGGCTAGAGCGAACTTCCAACCTGACCCAATAGAAACTGGACTCGTTCGTTGGAACTTTCGTCCCTCTGTATCAAACACATGGATTGAACCATCTGGAGAGAGAACGAGAGTATCTTGATGACCCTCAATGATCGGCCATTTTTTCGTTCGAGCTTTTGATTTGAAATATGCAAGGATTGGCTGCCAGTTGTAAGAGTTACCAGCGAAGCCAATGATGCTTCCGTTTGGAAGCTTAAATACCTTAATGCAATCGGTCTCGATAATAGTATTGCCACAAGAGATTTGACCATCACAACCCATGCTCTTACCATCACAGACTATAGTAGTCACTTCATTACTCCAATTCTTTATAGTTTAAACTATAATACAGAGACCTGAAAATGTCAATTGCATTAATTAAATTACGATTCGAAGATTGTCTTTCTGCACGATGTATTCTTTCACTAGTGCCGAACGGACAATATCTTCCTTATCAAATTCAATGGACTCAAAACTCTTCATTGCATTAATGATTTTCATAAAGTCTTTGAGACCATTGCGCTCTTGGTCAGTAGTAAAGTCTGACTGACGAAAGTCGCCTGAAAAAATGATTCGGCAGTTCTTACCTACACGAGTGATGACTGAATCGAGCTCATGGCCATTGCAATTCTGAGCTTCGTCGACAACAATGATTGCGTCGTTGAGGGTAACACCACGTATGAAGGAAGTGCTAATGAATTCCACAATTCCTCTTCGAGTAAGCGTATCATACGCGTCACCTCTATTAAAGAGTTCTGTGGAAATGGCATGATATGGAGCTTCATAAACGGCAGCCTTTTCTTTCTGATTTCCCGGAAGAAATCCCATCTTACGTACTTCTACTACCGAGCGTACGATTACTAGCTTTTTCTGATTTGAAATGCCTGATAGAATATCTCGAAGCGCGAGATAAAGAGCCATGAAGCTCTTTCCGGTTCCAGCAATACCGTGAAGCATTAGGTTCTTACCATCTTCCCATGACTTAAATGCTTCATTCTGAGTCATGGTGAGAGGCTTAACGTTCTTAAGGTTAAGCCCAAGGTTTGGTGCGCTTGCTGCCTCGGCTTCCTGCTGACGGAGGAGCCTTCTCTCCCTCTTGGTCAGTCTTTTGTTCTGTGCGGTCATCTTCGTTTCTCTTATTATTATGAGACGACTCATTAATCAAATGTATTCACATCTCCTCGAGGGTGTTCACTCTTAATCTTTTTAAGAACATCCCTAAAAGAATCATCAGGCTTCCCAGCGTTATTATACTTAAATGCTGGTGGTGTTATGACCTGCACCAAGTGTGGGTTGCTCTTAAGGTATTCCTCACGCTCTGCGAGCTTCAAGAATATCTCGGAAACTTCATCTGTCTCTGTGTTGCGAAAAATGTAGGTTGGCATCAGTACTCATCGTAATCTTCAAGGAAATCAACATCTAAAACTCTAAGAGCTCTATCGAATTTCTTTTTCTTGTAGTTTCTTTTCTCGTTAACTACGCTTTCCCCTTCAGACCAATTATTCTTGCGAAACTTTTTGATCTGTTTCATTTGGAATTAATCCTGGCCATACTTCTTCGATCAGTGAAGGTGTTATTCCCTTTGGCAACTTTCCCTCTTTCACTAGGCAGAGTAGTTTTGCATCCTCGGGAGCTACTGATTCTAGGATTTGAATGAATAGATTTTCTAGCTTCGCTGGCGGGAGGTTCTTACCGTTTCCGTTTACAAATAGCGATAGCTTGCGCAACTCTCTATAGAGCATATTCTCTTGGTCAAAGAATGCTGTTGGAGTATAAGGTGGAGTTCCTTCTGGGAGGTCCCACTTAATTGCTGGATGGAGTGCGTATTGAATAATGTCTTGGAGAGATCGACAATCGTTCTTGCGAAGATATTCGACTTTCTCTTCTTTGGACTTCATCTTAGTAGCCTTACTAAGAATTTCGCCAATTCCCAACTTCATTAAGAAAATCCTTCATTTTGAAACCACTGAACTACGTGGCCTCTTATTTATCAGTTGGTGACCGACGGCAAATTGGGCAGTTGCCTAAAGGAATCAATCCAGTTGCACTAAAATTTGGAGACATTGTAGAGCTTCTGCCATAGGGTCTATAGCCAGTGGCCCATTGAATCTTTGGATTATATCTAGCGCCACACTTACACGATACTAGATTATCTGTCGACGAGGAGTTTCCCAAGTGCATTCTCCAGAAGTTCTTTGAAGTCTTTAACTGGCATATCCATTTGAGCGGCAGAGATAGGTTCGTACCAACCATCCGGCTTACCCTCAATCTGGCGGTCTCGAGCTCTAACAATAATTCGAACTCGATCTCCAATCTGAGTAAAGTTTATGAATGGAGGATAGAAGTGATAGCTCTCACCACGATCGGAAGGAGTGAATGCTGCTAAGTAGTGTGAATCAGAACTCATTGATGTATTCCATTAGATGTTTCATTCGATTCTTCATGAGATAACCGAATATCTTGTCTCGTCCCTTACCCGACTGAGATTCGTATTGTTGAAGGATCTCATCTCTGAGAGGCTTCGGTGTAAATGAGAGGTCGATCATTAGCTCATTACGCTGATAATTCCTCTCAGTATTATTATCATCGAAGCTCTTAGTTCTAGCCTGAGCGGTAAGATTCGCCATTCTCTTCTGAGTCATCTGGCTCTGTCGAATCTTTAGAACTAAAGAGTCATCTGACGATAGAACATTAGGGACTCCATCTGATGTATCTCCACGAAGTATATGTTCGATGAGATATTCTTCCGGTTGGTTCTCGGTAATCTTCTTATTTCGAGTTGGATCGTATTGTTCTACGTTCATGAATTTTTGGAGTTGCTTAAAGTCCTTGTCTCCGGAGAGGATGAGGATAGGCTCTCCACCAGGCATATTAGAACCAAACTTAAATACCAGTGTACCAATAATGTCATCGGCCTCGGCCCCTTCTACCTCGATGATCCGATATGGAAAGTATTCTCTAAGGTCAGAACGGACTTGCTTCAATCCATCAAGAATCGATTCCCAGTCAAGACTCGACTCATCTCGATCCTTCTTACGATTCGCCTTATAATATGGAAATCGAGTTCGTCTCCATGATGAGCCAGTATCGGTAGCGATAACCATCTCACCATATTTTGCCGAATACTTAGTTCGATACGATCTGAGCGAGTTTAAGACCATATGTTTGAACATGGGAATCTCAATTTCTCCGCCGGAGAATCCCATCTGCATCATGATCGATGCGATCATTACTTGTTGAAGGTCAACAATAATCATTAATCAAATCCAAACTCTACTATTAGTGAGGGTTGCATATTAAGCCGGTCTCCATCCCAATAGAATAGATTATCGGCTATATCCTGATTGGGATGATACTTTCCTCGTACCTTATAGAGGTACGAGCGAATAGATTCGGCTATAAGTGCTAGGTCCTTAGTATACTCTACTTCATCTAAAGTGTCAATCCCTCGATTCTCCATGTGGTCCATTATTGTGGCCATGATGAGTAGGAAATCACTCTGGACGCTCTCACCAACTTCCTTATCGTCTGGAGATGGAGGAAGAGAGCCCCAAGGACCCTGCACCACATTATTAGCGGACATAAGTGAACATCTCTTGAGGAAGAGCTTTATCAGGATTTTCTGCTACTATCCGACTTAGGAGGTGAGTCCATTTTTGTGCTGACAGAGCTGTATTGAACCTATTATCAGCGTACATCTTCATGAACTTACGCTTGGCGATTACATCCTCATCATTAATAAAATGAATGGCCGAATCTAAAATGTTATATAGCTTGGTAGCGTGTTTATTCTCATCTTCTTCGTACTGATACATGTATGTGAATCCGGCAGAAGTCTCAGGAAGAGCACCATAGTTAGAATGGATACACATGAGTCCGGCCGACATAGCTTCAATCAAACAAAGACAAGAGGTCTCTGGCCATATAGAAGGGTAGACGAAGATATCTGCAGACTCTTCGAGATACTCTCGAATTAGCTCATTTGACTTCGTACCGTGACTATTGATCTGAGGATGTCTGTCCATACGATTGAATAGATCACGGAACTGCTCATCTCGTTGTTCCCATCCATAGAGTGCAAAAGATGAGAAAACATCAAGTTCAATGTTTTTGTGCTTTTTGGTTAAAGCATCAAAAGCCGCATAGAGGATATGTAGACCTCTATGTGGTGTTGGCGTATAACAGAGTCGAATCTTTTCTGTTGTAAGAAATGGCCTAAGCGTCTCTAGTGGCTTGATTGAATTCTCGATAACCTCACACTTTGACCATGGAATTCCATAAGCATTGATGTATGCCTGCATCTGCCAATTTGACACGAATACGAGCTTGTGGAATTTGTCGTGTCCACCATTCCGAAGGAATTCCGACTCGGGATCACCGGGGAGATCGTGAGCGTAAAAGATACGAAATCGTTTTTCGTCAAGTTCTCGAACTCGAGAGAACACGATTTGAAATTGTTCAAGTAGTTCGCGAGGGACAGACCCGTCATAGAGCCTAGCTTGCAGCAGCTCCGTTCCACCTTTTGCATCTCTATTGGTTTCATTACGTTCAATTAGATCAGAATTCATCTGTATCATACCCCGCTTCTTTTAGAAGCTCTTGATATGTTTCCCAGTGGTAATGATAACCTTCCCAGTTATCAACTCCTGCATCTTGAAGAGCTAGGAGCATAAGGCTATCCTTCTTGAGGGAGTCATATTCTTTCTTCGAAATTGTTACTTGTTCCATAATCTTTTCTTATGATAAGAAGCTTGACGAAGGCACACCTGAAACTTTTACAGGGCACTCAATGTTAAGCGAAAGTGATTTCAGGAGTGATGTCAATGAGGTCATTCTGACGGTCGATGAATTTATACACGACCTTGGTTAGTTGGAAGCGCTCCTCGAGTAGATCAACTACCTCTTCTGGAGTAAATGGAGCACAACTATATAGGTCAAACTCTAGGAGTCCTGTATCGTCCTCATAGTTCCAGATATGTATGACCGAATTAGAAGTCGTAAGAAGAATATCTCCTGTAATGCCTTCGTTATCCGGCTCATCACACCATAGTGCTCTAGCAGGCATAAGGACTTTCATTCTAACTCTATCGACCAGATCGGTCAAAAAAGAAACAACTGCTCCGACGTCGTTCACACCTGGTGGATTGACAATCTCGGCACGAACCATGAGGTGTAGATGAGCTGAAGGCATCTCATGATAACTCCGGGGCTGTGTGAAAATTTAGAAGATGAATTGTGTCCTATTTATTCTTGTTAAACATCACGATGGATGGTTCTTTCAATTCTTTGAAGTCGAAGAATATCTGCCGCGACATCATGAACTGAATTGTGCTTAATAAAATGCTTATTCCATAGCT